TTGGGGAGAACGGGCAACTTTATTTTGTAAAAAGGTAAAATAAAAGGTTGCGTAATAGATTTGGCCTGTGGTATACATTAAGCATGTGGTTAGTCCTGAGTACGACTATCCCTGAATCAATAAACTGCTCTTTCTCCCGGCTCTGCGCAAGCATCCGGGCATAGGCAGCAGGAGGACACGACAATGAAGATTGGCGATATTGTTTTGATAGAAGAGAGTGCGCCCCCCTTTTTTTCGGCTGGGGACAAAGCGAAACTGGTTGAGTACGAAGGGGGCACGTGTTGGTGGGGAGACTTCAACGGACTCGGCAACAAAACCGTACACGGGCAGGGGGTCTGGTGCTTAATGGGGATAACAACTGAACCGCATAAGGAGAACAAAAGCATGAAGGTTACTTTTGAAGCACTGACCACAACCGATACGCCAATATCCCGGCGCGGAGAAATGATGCTCTCCTTAGAATGCCACATGGACCACGACCAAGCCATGAACGCACTGAAAGCCATCCGCGATGCAATGGCCCCGGCAATCTGGGAGGCCATGCTTGACGAGCTGGCGAAGGAAGAGGCGGACGACCTTGCCTCTTTCCCGGTCCCGGCTGATCCCGACAAAGAGGCACAATGGGAGCGCGACCGGGCGCAGTTGGTGAGGGAAGGTAATGCGCTGGCACGATGCGGAAAAGACAACGCCGTGGAGGAATGGGTTGTCTGAGACATTGAAGGTATAAAAGCCATGGCACAAGTAGAAATCAAATTTGGCGGCAAACCTCGTTGCTGGTGACAAGGGCTGGAACCAGACACAGACCAAAGTGCGAGAGGTGACAGGCCTGGAAAGACCGGCACCTTGATATTCAGGAATAATCACGGGAGAGATAGGACATGGAAACACCGGCAGAGACAACGGCATTGGCCCCGTGGGTTGACACGATCAGAAAAACCGAGGCCAAGTTCCAAGAGATAATCGAGGCCAGCGGGACGGCTGTTTCCTTCGCAACTGAGTCGATGTTTGCGTTCCAGGCTGTATCGAAGAACGACTACTCAAAAAAGATTGCAGCCGAAAACCTCCCCTCCTTGCGGGATGCGATTATCAACATCGCGTCCATCGGGTTAAGCCTGAACCCCGCCATGCAGTACGCCTATCTTGTGCCAAGGGATGGAGCAATATGCCTTGACGTATCTTACAAGGGGCTTATCAAGTTGGCAACCGATACAGGGTCTATGCTGTGGGTCCGGGCCGATCTGGTTTTTGCAAGCGACAAATTCCGCTACCATGGACCCGCTGCCGCCCCCGAACATGAGGCGGACGTGTTTGGAGAGCGTGGGGAGTTCGTCGGCGTGTACTGCATTGCCAAGACGCTTGAGGGCGACATACTGGCCGAGGTGATGAACGCCAAGGAAATTTATCAGGTGCGCGATACCTCTATGGCGTGGGCAAAAAAGAAAGCCGGTCCGTGGAAAGATTGGTTCGGGGAAATGGCAAAAAAGACGATCATCAAGCGGGCCTCTAAAACGTGGCCGAGAAGCGACAAGAACGACCGGCTTGCAAAGGCAATCGAGGTTATCAATCAGCACGAAGGATTTGCGCCGGAGGTAGAAGAGGCCGTGCAGCTTATTTCCGAGGAAGAGGCCTTGAAGATCACCGCGTTTATTGACGAGAACGGCATTAACCGGGAACGGTTTTTAAAGTTCGCCGGGGTTGAGTCGGTTGACCAGATTTCACCAAAGGATTTACCTCGCTGCTGGACAGGGCTTAAAGGTATGGTGCAGCCATGATAGTTATCGAAGAGGCCCAAGGCACACCGGCCTGGATGAAGGCACGATGTGGACTACCTACGGCCTCTGTGGCAGATATGATAATTACCACCAAGGGAGAGCCGAGCAAACAGCGGGGCAAATTGCTCTACCAGCTTGCGGGGGAACGCCTTACCGGGGCCAAGATGGAGAGCTATCAGAACGGGGCCATGGCAAGGGGCATAGAAATGGAAGCCGAGGCCCGCGCGGCCTATGGGTTGTGGAAGGATGTTGGTGTTCAGCAAGTTGGGTTGTGCTTGTCGGATTGCAGAAGGTTTGGAGCCAGCCCGGACGGGATAGTGGGCAAGGGTGGGCTTGAGATAAAATGCCCCACTCTCCCCGTGGCGGTTGAGTACCTGGACAAGGGAAAATTGCCGACCGCCTACTTCCAGCAAGTCCATACTCAAATTCTTGTCTGCGGTTTCGAGTGGGTAGATTTCGTGAGCTACTACCCAGGACTGAGGCCGTTGATTATCCGGGTGATGCCAGACTACGATTTCATGGCGAAACTGTCTGCCGCGCTGGATTCATTTTGCACTGAACTGGACGCATTAACCGCTAGGCTGGCGGGGGAATAAAACATGCAGATAATCATCCAAACCAAAGCCGACCTTGCCCGCTGCCTGTATCTCCTTGAGGAAGGGGCGATGGTGCCTGTGCGGGTGATGACGGTTGAGGAGTATGTGGAGGATAGAAGCCTAGCACAGAACCGCCTTGCATTCCGCTGGTACAATGACGCGGCAGACCAACTCAAGGACGGCACGGCCAGCGACAAGCGTGCTTACTGCAAGCTACATTTTGGCGTGGCTATTCTCAAAGACGGTACCGGAAAGGCGACGGATAAATTCAGGGATGTTTACGACAGGATCATCCGGCCCCTGACCTATGAGCAGAAACTTGAGTTGATGACGGAACCGATAAACTTGCCGATTACTTCGCTGATGACCGTGAAGCAGTTCACCCAATACCTGGACGCGGTTCAGCAGTTTTTCAGTAGTATCGGAGTGGTTTTGGTCACAGACGACGACCTTTTTAATGCCGCGATGGGGAGGAAGAAACCATGAGCGTGCCCACGGCAGCCGCCCGCGCAAGGTTTGGTAGAATTGCCGCCCTTAGCTGCCTACCATGCCAGCTTGACGGCATATACGGCACTCCGGCCACAGTAAGCCACTGCCACGGGCACGGACACCGAGACCATACCAAAGCATACCCTGCATGCCCACAACACCACCTTGCCACGTTTGCGGTGCCTGGGGTGCCAAATAGACACGCAACGCCGGCAGAATTCGCCGCTAGGTATGGTTCGGACGATGAGCTACACGAAATGACTTGCGAACTTTTGGGGGAAAAATAATGTGCATCGGCATCCGATACCGTGCGGATATATCAACTCGCACAACCAAACGTGGTATTCAGCGAATTGTTCACCTCCGCTTCCTTGTGCGCCGATCTTGTCCAGGATGCTCCGCGTGTCTACAGGTGCTTGCATGGGCGCAACAAGGCGCATTCGTGCATCGGTTCAATGAGGTTGAGCATGGTAAAATATATCGTTTACACCGCGAATAAAACCGCTTGCGTTAATTCACACACATGATATTCTGTAATTGCTCCCCGGACGGAACACCGGGCAGCGCAAAAGGTGGAGCCAAAATGCAATCAACTTTTCCCCTATTATCTGACCTGCGATTTAGTCACAGGATTCTTGCGCCTGCCACCGGGTGCTTGAATGTTCCGGCAGATAATTAGGGGATTTTTTCTTCTACCATGCGCCAGTATTCACTTTTAAATGAGCCAGAAGAACCGTTACACGATGGGCAATACCTCCCTATCCTGACTATTACGGAAAACGGGAAGGGGGTTATAGATTGCGACACGGTGAAGGGTTGCTCTTGCGGTTTGGCAAAATATCCAGACGGCGGGTGCTATGGTGAGTGCTACGCTTACAAGGCCGCGAAAAGATACGGCATAGACTTCTCTGTTAGTATATCACGAAAGCTATTAAATTCAAGGTTTTCAAGGTGCTTTGACTACATAAAAAATCATCCATCCGCATGGTACAGAATTGGCGTTTCTGGTGATCCGTGCCACGATTGGGAAAACACAATTTCTGTTTGCGAAGCATTCAGGAATGCAGGAAAAACGCCGGTTATTATCACCAAACACTGGATAGAGCTTTCAGATTTCCACCTTGAGAGACTAAGAAGTCTTGGGGCCGTAATCAACACCTCGACAAGCGGGATGGACACAGACCAAGAGATTTTCAACCGGACAGCGCAAATATTACGCATAAAGCAGGCCGGAATACATAGCGTTTGCAGGGTGGTAACGTGCGCATATGGTCAATCTGGTTGGGCAAAAAGATGTAGGGAAAAGCAAGATTATCTCTTGTCGCTTGGAAACGTGATTGATACGCCATTGAGGGCCAGCAAAAACAACAAGCGGGTACTTGCTGGAGATATAATATTGACCCACAAGCCTGAATCAATAGGGGGCGGGAAGTTTGTTTCATTGCATCAGGATGATGTTTATTTAGGGACGTGCGACAAGTGTCCAGACCAATGTGGGGTAAAGATTAGCCCACAACCAACAACAAAAGGGGAGACAAAAATGAGTCAAATGTATTTGTTCAAAAGGGGAGTTGAATTTGTTTATGTTCCAACAGTAATCGGGTCAGGGTATGAGCTTGATGTAGCAACCTTGGCAATCGAGGACAAAATCGCTTACCGGGCAGCTCGGAAGAATATGCAAATTCATTCTGCTATCATTCTGAAAATTGATGGTGAGGTTTGTGGGTTCTTCACCTTCCAAAACAACGAGGTTGCAAAAGAGTTTTGCCTTTTACAGTCAACGATCAAGCCAGATAAGTTTGACTTTAAAACATACGGCGAAATGGTCATGGCGGCAATCGCACAGAACACCAACAACTACCCGGCCATTATAACAACCGACCCAAAGAGCAAGTTTGAGACCCCAAAGTTTTTCAAGAGCCTTGGGTTTAAAACCTACCTCACAATGTCAAGCTACGAGTACATGGTTTACGGAGAAGAAAAAGACGTCAGGTTCAAACTTCTGGCCCACATAACAATGACAAATGTTTGGAACTCAATCAAGGGCGATTGGCTGCGGTTAAAAAAGGAATGGAACACCAAGATTGAAGAGGCTGGGGAAAAGTACAATATCCCTAATCCTAAATTTGCATCACGGGAAGGGTGCTGGCAGGGTTCGGCTGGTTTCTCAAATGTTGTCTTGTCAAAGCGCACAATCGAAGAAGAAGCCATCAAGACAGACTCCACAAAGTCACACAACGGCAACGCCTCTGTTCTTGATCCGGTTGCCTGTGAAGTAATCCTGGCGTTCTTCATGCCTACAAATGGCCGAAGGGTGTACAATCCGTTTGGCGGCGGTGTCCAGATGGGGTTTGTCGCCGGTTCGTGCGGGTATGATTACACGGCCAGCGAAATACGGCAGAACCAGTGCGACACCAACAACGCGATATGCCAAGATCTGACCAGCGCAAAATGGATCAGGAGCGATAGCTCTACCTTTCTTCCAGACGGCAAGGTTGATCTTGTGTTCTCTTGCCCCCCATACTACAAGGTCGAAAAATACGTTGATTATGACGGGGTTATTCCAGAAGGCGAAATCAACAATCTCGACACCTACGAAAAATTTAGGGACACGCTGTTCGCTGGCTACGACAAAGCCATTGAAGCACTGAACGATAACTGTTTTTTTGTCGTAATGACAGGAGACAGCCGGGACAAGAACGGGTCGTATTATTGCTCTGAATCAGAAACAGAACTCTTTTTCAAGAGCCGTGGGCTTTCTGTTTACAACAAGATCATATACCTTGAGTGCGAGTTTACCAGGCTTGCCCAGGCAAAGAAAACGTTGAATTACCGAAAATTTCCAAAGAGGGAGCAGAAGATTATTGTGGCTTACAAGGGCGATCAATCCGTGATTAAAGACCTTTATCCAACCGTAGGGAGGCTGTAAAATGCAAGATATAATCGAGGAGCTTGTCGCTTTCAGGAACGCCCGCAAGTGGGGAAAACACCATACCGAGGCAGAGCTTGCACGGGCCTTAATCATCGAGGCCGCAGAGCTAAATGAACTGCTATTGTGGGGAGAAGAGGCCGACCAGGAACGATACGGGGAAGAGGTTGCGGATGTGCTTATATACGCCCTGTACCTTTGCGAGAAGCGCCACCTTGACCCGGCCACGATCATTCGCGCCAAGATCGAAAAGAACGCCATAAAATACCCGGTTTTTGGCTCACCGGAAGAGCTAAACTGGAAAGCGTAACCACCACGGTCAGTGCTGATGCCGCAAAGCGCAACCTCCTTCGAGAATCTCCCGCGCTGCTGCCCTGCACAGCAAAATCGGCACATGCAGGATTATAACCCGGAACGCCTCTCACAGGGCAGTATGCCCGGCAAGGCACGGCGCACCAGTCCGACCTGAATTGACAGGTATCGCCCTATTTTGGGAGCCCTATTTTGGGAGTGGGTTTTTTTGTTGCTTTTCGCCGGGATCGGTGATACGCTATTGATATTCACGGAACTTGACAAGCCGTGGATGCAAAAACATGAACGAGGACGAAATGTACCTGAACGCCCAAAAAAGAACCGATTTGTTGAGTGTGGAGAAAGACCATACGGCCAAACAAGACCCCCGCCTTGCGTCATCCTTGATGCTTGTCCTCGTTCACCTTGTTTGGTCAGTCAAACCTCAAGTCGGTTCTTTTTTGGGTATTGAGGTTATTCCATGATAAAAAAAGAAGAAGACATGTTCCAGAACTCATCCCCAGAAACACACAAGGAAATGTTTGCTGCATTTCACTGTGGAGAAGAACACCCTTGGCATCTTACTGATTATTTGCCAGGAAGAGAATATCTCCACTCTATGATGCACCTATGCCCGGTGTGTGGTAACGAGGGGTTAATCCTCGATGTGCAAACAAATATGGAGGATGGAGAAGCAGAACCATTTAGTTGTGGGTGCGACTTCTGTGCGTTTGATGGCGAAGAATCTGAGATTGTCGGGATGTTTGGCTTGTCGGAACATGTTGAGCAAAACGGAGAAACAGCAAGAAATTGCCCGCAGCTTGTCGTCATCCGTTATCTTGTTGAGATTAAATAGTGGATGATTCAGAAACCATAAATGGGGGCTATGTTGTCTTGGCTCGGCGGGCTACACTCGATAGCCAGCTATGGCAATGCGGCCCCGATGTGGTCAGGGTAGCAACGTATCTTATTTTAAGGGCAAGATACCACCAGGAGCCAAAGAAGTACCCTGGTTTTAAGGTCTCAAGGGGTGATGTGCTTACGAGCCTTTCTTCTATTTCCGAAGATTGCTCTTGGTTTGAAAATAGGATGGTGAGGAAGTGGAGCCGGGGGAAGGTTGGAAGGATACTGGAAACCCTTGAAAAAATAGGGTTCTGTTCTCGTATCTCGGACACATACGGAACACATTTAAATATATGTAAATACGATCTTTATCAAGACTTATCGAAATACAAGTCGGACAGTGACGGAACAACACCAGAACAACACCGTACACCGATGGATCACAATAATAAGAAAGTACAAGAAGGATGTAAGAAAGAGAAAAAAGGAAAAGATACGCACTTTTGTGCTCAAGTTTTTCTCTCAAAAGCAGGAGTAGAAAAACAGCTTGCCGAAGATTGGCTAAAAGTAAGAAAAACGAAAAGGCTGGCAGACACAGAAACAGCTCTCGCCGCCATCCTGAAAGAAATAGAAAAGACAAATCGCCCGATAAATGAAATTTTTAAGATTTGCTGTGTGAAGAGCTGGGGGGGGTTTAAGGATTCCTGGCCGTGGAGAGAAGAAATTAAACAGAGCACCCACGAAGAAGACCAAAAGTGCCTGGGATGCCAGTACTTACCAAACTGCGCACCAGCCAAAACAGAGGGGAGCCGCGCCTGTGCAAATTACTCATAGAATCCCGCCACATTCGGTCGAGGCGGAACAGGTTGTACTCGGCACGATTCTGTTATCTCGGAATGCGCTGGACGAGGTGAGCCTGGAGCCAAACGATTTTTACCGCGACAGCCACAAGCGGATATTCCAGGCGGTTGAGTCTATCCGTGAGGGGGGATACCCTGTTGACCTGATAACCCTTTCAGAGTCACTAAAAAACAGCGGGTACTTGGACCAGATAGGCGGGCCGTCATATCTTGGTAATCTCACAGACCTTGTTCCTTCCGTTGCCGCCATGCCCCATTACTGCAAGATAATTATCGACCATCGAAAGAGGCGGCAGGCCATCGAGGCGGCAGGGAACATCGCGGAACTAGCGTACAGGTCGGCAGAGATTGAAGACCTCACAGACGCGGCGCAAACCGCTTTTTACGGTATAGAGGCGGGGCAAGAGGAAGAGTCAAATATTTCCGATCTGGTTGCGGACGGGATGAAGAAACTTA